TTGGTGAAATGAACTGGGTTGAAAAAACCTTTGACTATGGCAACAAGCTAGGTATTGCTGCTGGTCAAATATACGGAATAGACAGAGCTGTGTATAACAGTAAAGACTACGGAAGTATTCAGTATTTAACCTCAAGGACTGATCTGTAATTAGTAAGTTAAAAAGGGGAGGGTGAAAACCCTCCCCGTTTTAGGGAAATCATGACATTAAGCGAAATAAGAACTGAGATAAGAAACATTACTGGAGTAGATGAAACGTCTGTTGTTGCAGATGCTGTGTTGACTGATTTAATTAACAAGGGTCAGTCAATTCTAGCAGATGAGGCAAATTTGTTTGTAGCCACTGGTAGTAGGAATAGTGCAGCAAATACTTCTGATTATCGTATGTATGATGAGGGTAGTTTTACTACGACAAGTTGGACATTAAGAGAGAATGGTGTTGCAGTATCAAGTGGAACTTCAAATTCTAATTTAAAAAATATGATTAGAATTTATCGAGTAGACTATGATGATAATCAAGTCACAAGAATAGGTGATGATCAAATCTATAATATTGAAGATGATATTGCTGATATAAGCATGCCTTCTTCATATGGTTATTTTATTAGAGGTAGTATGTTGAACTTATTTCCTACTCCTACTGAAGTAAAGAAGATAGAAGTGTACTATTACACTATGCCTACAGTGTTATCTGCAGATACAGATGTGCCATTGTTGGATTCTAGGTATCATGAATGTCTGATATATTATGGTGCTTGGAAAGTAATGGAGAGGTTGCGGGACATTAATATGATTCCATATTTCAAAAATGAATGGAATGAATGGAAAGAAAAAATTATAATGGATCGTCAAAGAAGAGCAGGAGAGCCTACCTTTAATATTGCATACAAGGATTTTTAATGCCAAGACTACGGATAAGAAACTTCTCTGGTGGTCTGGTAACAAATCAATCCGAGTTTGATCTTGCTGAAAATCAATATACTGCATTTGAGAAGGTTTTAAATAAAAAGCCAGGTCGTTTGGAAAGACCAAAGGGTGAACAAACAGTTAGTGCAAACGCTGTAATAACAGATGTGCAGACTGAATTACTATTGTATCGCACTGAAAAAACTGCTCAAAACACAGATGTCTCTACTAAATGGTGGGTTTTTGGTAATGGTACTGTTTTAAAAAGGCAAGATAACTCAACAGGTACAGGTGGTAGTTGGGTTGATCTTACTACAAATTGGACAGGATCTCCAATTTATGACTTTTTGGTACATAATCAGATTTTGCGTGTTTCAGATGGTAGTTTTACCAATAATACAAAGTGGTATGGTCATATTAAGAGAGGATATGTAGGTAATACAGACTCATCTAATTATACTACTGGATACGCGTTTAGACCTCCACCTATGAACGCACTTGTTAATGACTGGCAATTAAAAAATGCAAAACTAAGACCTCCTACTCTAGTTAGAATGGATTATGCTTTTGATCAAAGTAATGAGGTGAATACCCCAAGAAAAGTCGGTTTATATATTCATTATCCAGATGGTACTAGCGAAGTAGATGAAAAACTATTAGAAGATGTAAGTAATGATACATTTAAGACACACGACAAATACACAGTCACATTTGTTTATGATTATGTTCAGGAATCTGAACTGGCAAGAGATGATCAAGGAAATATTGGAATAGAGTCTTATGAGTCTGTTCCTAATAATGGTGCAACTTGCCCTGGAATACAGGTAGTATTATATACTGGATCTTCTTTAACAAACCTAAATGAAAGAATCACCAATATTAATATATATTGGCAGCCAGAGGGTGATGTAGATTGGTATTTAGTAGAAACATTAGACATTGATCGTGGCTTTAAGGAGAGTCCTTTAGCAGAATTATCAAACTCTTTAGTCAGCAATGAAAATAATAATAATGGATTATGGATTCCCTGCATGAGTGTTTACACTCCAACCGATCATTTTGCTAATGTAGCTTCTGAATCAGGGAATACCTTGACACTTGCTATAGATAAACCTACTGGGTTTAATGCAAATAATTTAATATTTGTAGCTAAAGGTCAGACTGCCTCTCAAACGTCAGATGTGTTTCCAATTATCGGAAAAACCTGCACTAGAATCGGAAACATTAAATCTGTTTCCATTGCCACTGATAGAGAAGTATCTACAGGTCATAGTAGTACAAATATCACAATGGTTAATTACCTCAATGAAACAAATGCGTTTACGATTAGTGGAGCAAGAGCATATGCAGTCAATACATCTTCAACAAAAGTCGCAACTTGGTATTTGCCTTATGATGGATTGAAGCTGGCTACATATAATTCATTAACTGGAAGAGCAGCAAAAACAAAACTTAAAGAATTAAAGTGGAATACATCTACAGTGGTGAATAATAAAGGATATTATGCTGATGTAGATACGGTAGATCAAAGCGATCAAACATTAAGAGAAAAGAATAGAGTGTACTTTACAGATCCATTTCAACTGGATGTTGTTCTTCCTAGCAAATATTTTGATGTAGGCATAAATGATGGAGATGAGATTATTAAAGTTTGTGGTTATCGTGGCAAGATTTTTGTGTTTAAGACAAGAAATACCTATGTTTATAATTTAAGACACCAAGTAGAAAAAGTATTTATCGGGGTAGGCGCAGTTCATAAGCATGCTGTTTTTGAAACACCATTAGGTCTAGTTTGTGCAAACAAACAGGGAATTTTTGCAATCACATCTAATAACAGTAGAGAGTTGTCATTTAATATTAAGGATACATATCAGGCACTTACGTTAGATAAGCCTGCAATCGGCTATGATGGTATGGATAATGAACTATTTTTTGTACCAGACAATGATGGTGTCGATTTATTTGTAATGAATATAGACAATGGTAGTTGGATAAAAAGAGAGTTAGGAACAGCAACAGTAGCAGCAGCAGTGAATAGAAGTAATTTTATCATTAATGATAACTTTAGAGCGCAAATTACTCAAGCATATACTGGTGAGTCTGATCTTCTTCAACAGGTCAGGGAGCTAAATACTGGCGATTTGACTATTGGTGCTTTGACTTCAACAGCAAGTGTACGAACAAAAAGATTTGATTTTGAAATGCCAGATATGCAAAAAAGGTTTTCAAAAATTACTATGATTTATAAAGCATCATCTGCTGTGACCGTAAAAGTGTATTTAGATAGTGCTTTTGATAGTAGTGGATCACCCGATGTAACATTAACATTTGCATCTAAAAGCAATCTTGAGTCCGTTAGTAAAACATTTTCAAGTGTAGGTAAGACTGCCACACTCTTGATTGAGTGTTCAGCAGATAATATGGAAATTGATTCGATTGATATGGACTATCAATTAGTAGGGAGTAATCCATAATGTCTAAAGTAAATGAAGAGCAATTATTTACGGAACTTGATAAAAAACAAGATGTTATGCTTAATGAGAAGCAAGGATTTTTTATTAACAATGAAGGTGAAGATGGAGATATGGGAGTGTGTATGGTTAATGGAAAAGCATACATCTCTACAAAGATTAAAGGTAATTGGCATTTTTCAGAATTAAAACAAGCAAAAGATTTATAGGAGAAACATTATGATAACAGTAGAAAAAAGAGGAAATAGATGGGCAGTTGTTAATACTCAGACTGGTGATGTATTAAGACAATTTCCATTTAATAACTCAGTAGAGCAGAAAGCAGTAAAAAGATTAGCAGACGAATTTGCTGCTAGGTATGAAAGAATACCTGAAGGAATTGTTCCAACTAGTTTTGGAAACTTTCAGGACACCAATACTGGTCAGTCATACGCTACCTTAGAGGAAGCAATGGCTGCAAAAACTGAATCAGATCGTGTGGCTGGTTTAGATGAAGATGTCTCCAAATTTGAAGATAGGATTACTGAAGCAGGTAGACTAAGAGAAGAGTTAGCTGCAAATCGAGGCGCAAGGACTCAAGGTCAACTTTTAAATCAGTTAACAAGAGCAATTCTAGGTTCTGGAGGTGAGATGAGTCAGGTGGCAGCACTTACTCCACAAATTCAGGAAGCAAATCAAAGATCTTTACAGGATTATATAACTGGAAGTCAAGCGACTACACAGCAACAGTTAGCACAGTTTATTCCTACAGAGATTGGC